GGGAAGATGGTATTAAGCGAGGGCTGAAGAGCGTATTAGAAGAAGCAGAAGATATGGCAAGCAGCACTGAACGATTAGTAAAGAATGCATTCCAAAGTATGGAAGATATGCTTGTAAAGTTTGTGAGGTCAGGGAAGCTTAATGTTAGGTCTTTAGCGGATTCTGTAATTAGTGACTTAGTACGTATACAAGTGCAGCAAAAGATAACCAAACCATTAAGCTTAGCTTTGAATGATGTGAACTTTGGACAATTGTTTAGCAGTGCATTTAAGTTCCATACTGGTGGTATGGTTGGTATAAGCGCTGTACCAAAGCAAATAGTACCAAGCTCTATATTTACCAATGCTCCAAGATTCCATAATGGATTAATGCCTGATGAGTTCCCTGCAATACTACAAAAAGGCGAAACGGTGTTACCGAAAGGAAGCAAAGTAAGTAGAAGTAATAAAATAAATATAGTTATGAATATAAGCACCCCTAACGTTAAAGGCTTTATGGAATCCAAAGGCCAAATTATGGCAAGGGTTGCAAGTGAAATACAAAGATACAAATTTAGGAATACGTAGATGAAATCATTCCATGAAGTACAGTTTCCACCCAAAATAGCATATGGCGCAAGTGGTGGACCTGAGTTTAACACAAGTGTAGTAACAACAGTTGCAGGGTTTGAGCAAAGGAACATAAATTGGCATAAAGCAAGAGGGAGGTGGGATGTTTCTACTGGTATAAAGAGTAAAAAAGATATGGAAGCAGTGATAGCATTCTTTCGTGCAAGGTTTGGTAAGGGGTATGGTTTTCGTTTTAAGGATTGGTCGGATTATAGGAGTGTGAATGAGCGTTTGGGTATAGGAAATGGAAAAGAGACCCACTTCCAATTAGTAAAGAATTATCTTAGCGGTGAGCATGGATATACGAGGGAGATAAAGAAACCCGTAGTCAATACTGTAAAGGTGTATTTAAACAACGTCCTACAATCTTCAGGTGTATTTATTGATTACAGTACAGGTGTAATTGATTTTACAAAGGCACCACGAAAAGGTGTAGAGATAACTGCAGACTTTGAGTTTGATATACCAGTCAGGTTCGATACTGACCAGCTTAACGTAAGGCTTGAAAGATATGAGCAATATATATGGGATGCGATTCCTATTATAGAGATCCGTATATGAAGCCTATATTACCAACATTAAAGCATCACTTTACAAGTGAAGTTACTACTATTGTCACTTGTTGGAAGGTTAGCCGTATAGATAACGTAATCATGGGCTTTACTGATCATACTTCTGATCTGATTATTGATAATATAACCTATAAAGCTGCTGCAGGGTTTAGCCCTTCCAGTATTGAGAGTAGCTCAAGGTTTGCAGTAGATAACATAGACATTTTAGGGATTCTTGATAGTTCGTTTATAACAGAAAGCGATATCCTAAGTGGTAGTTATGACTATGCAGAGGTAGAAGTGTTCCAAGTGAACTATAATGATCTATTGCAAGGTAAGGTTGTAGAACTCCGAGGTTGGATAGGAGAAGTTAGCATTAAGGGTAACCAGTTTGTTGCAGAGGTAAGAAGTATCACTCAAAAGCTACAACAAAACATAGGTGAATTATACTCACCAACCTGTAGAGCAGTTTTAGGAGATACAAGGTGTAAGCTTGATTTAATGAATTATACATTAACTAGTACAGTTACAAACGTAACGAATAGACAAACTTTTACAGCAAATGAGGCTATAAATGAGAGAGGGTATTTTGCCCAAGGAGAAGTAGAATGGTTAACTGGAGGTAATGTTGGTAGAAGAATGGAGATTAAAGAGTTTGCAAAAGCGCAATTTACATTAAGCCTACCAATGATGAACGATATACGAGCAGGAGACAAGTTTAAGGCGATTGCTGGCTGCGATAAGGCTTTTAGTACTTGTTGTAATAAATTTAAGAATGCTATCAACTTTAGGGGTGAGCCTTATATACCTGGCATGGATAAAATGCTTACTATTACTTCAAATTTCTAAAAAATATAATAACTTCTATTAAACTTGATGACAGAAGCTACCAGCGTAATAGTTACTCAGGCTAGGACATGGCTAGGTACACCATTCCATCATCAAGGGAGGTTAAAAGGTAAAGGTTGTGATTGCTTAGGGCTTATTGTAGGAGTAGCTGAAGAACTCAACCTTAAAAGTAAAGAGGGTGTTTGCTTTAGTAGTTATGATCAAATTAACTACTCCAAAGAACCTGATTGCCAAAAATTAATAAGCATACTTAATCGAGTATTATTAGAAGTACCCCCTACGGAAGCCGAACAAGGAGATATAGGGTTATTCTTATGTAGTAACAATCCTCAACATTTAGCAATCTTTAGTAATGGCAACCATGGGCTTAGCATCATCCATTCTGAAGCAAGAGCAAGGAAAGTAGTGGAGCATCGCCTTGATGAAGAATGGCATAATAGATTAATCAAAGTATTTAGATGGCAAGTATAGTTTTATCAGCAGCAGTTGGTTCCATAGCAGGGTCGTTGGGTGCAAGTGCTTTCAATTCGACTATTGCTGCTAGTGTCGGTGGCTACTTGGGAGGAGCAATAGACCGTTCCATATTTGGTAGTAAAGCTCGTATCAACCAAGAAGGGCCAAGGCTTAACGATCTTTCAGTACAAGTTTCCACCTATGCTAAAATGATTCCTATAGTGTATGGCTGCTGTAGGATTGCTGGCAACGTCATATGGTCAGAACCAATAAGAGAGCATGTGATCACTACGACCCAAGATTTGGGCGGAGGCAAAGGTGGCGGTGATAGGATAACAAGCACTATGAGCAACTACTTTTATACAGTAAGTTTTGCCATAGCTATATGTGAGGGGCCAATTGATAGGATAAATAGAGTATGGGCTGATGGTAAACTACTTAACCTAACTCAAGGCAGCTATAAGCTATATTTAGGTACAGAGGATCAACTACCCGATCCCTTTATGGGATCATTCCACCCTGAAGAACAGATGCCTTCGTATAGAGGACTAGCATATGTAGTAATCAAGGACCTACCGCTTGCAGAGTTTGGTAATAGACTACCTAACTTTACATTTGAAGTAGTAAGAAGCATCCATTCACCTCAGGACTTAGAGAATAAGATAACAGATATTACTATTATCCCAGGTGCAGGAGAATACGTATATGATACAGTGGTACAAGAAAAGAGAGTAGGAGAGTACAATAAGAAAGGGCTATTCATTCAAGCAGGTAAGTCTAAGCTTATTAACCAAAACAATCTATCTAATAAAGCTTATGTATTAGTAGCGCTTGATGATCTTAAAGCTACGCTCAAAAATGTTGAATGGGTCTCTGTTGTCATCAATTGGTTTGCAGATTCCAAGGATCCAAGTATTGCTACAATTAAACCTGGAGTAGAGTATAGAGGGTACAATACAAAAGTAACTCCTGATGAATGGGAAGTAGGTAGCTTTACAAGGAATAACGCACACGAAATATTATATTTCCCACATAATGTTCCTACCTATGGAGGTACGCCAACAGATAAGAGTATTTTAAGGCTTTGCCAGGAATTAAAGAAGCGAGGGTATAAGGTTATGCTTTACCCAATGCTACAGGTTGATACCATTACCCCTGATTGCAAGCCTTGGAGAGGAAGGATTGTACCAAGCTCAACTGAAGAGGTAGAAAGGTTCTTTAATCAACCAAACGGTTATAATGATTTTATCCTTCATTATACTACTCTTGAAGCTGAAGGAATCAAACTTAAAGAGTATATTGATGCATTTGTAATAGGTTCAGAGTTAATTGGGCTTACCCAATACATGAGTGAGCCTGGAGTGTTCCCTGCAGTTATGGAGCTTAAGGAGTTGGCTAGAAAAGTAAAAAGCAACCTTGGAGAAAGAATTAAGGTAATATATGGCGCTGATTGGAGCGAGTACCATTCTGTTAATGGTTGGTATAACATGGATACCTTATGGTCAGATGAAAACATTGATGTTATAGGAATAGATTGTTATTTTCCTATTACTGAAGACATACCACAAAATGAAATCGACTACAAAAAGGTATACGATGGCTGGACACGAGGTGAAGGTTGGGATTACTACTATGAAGATTCAATAAAGCGTGATGGCTTAAAAGAATACGGTAAAGCCACCTACGCATGGAAGAACATTAAGCATTGGTGGAGTAGTAGACACAAAAACCCAAATGGTACTATTACAGAGTGGCAACCAAAGATGAAGCCAATATGGTTTACA